TCAACAACGTACTGAAGACGGAGAACCCGTTTATAATGCAGACGTTCCCCCACAACAAAGACGTGCAGTAAAAGGTCAAGACACTAGAAAGGTTATAGATGAATCTAATGTAGAAGACTTTTTAGAAGAAATAAAAAACAAAGACCCTAAAGCACCTGAAGATAAATTCGACAGATATGTTTACGCACAAATGAAATACTCACAATGGTACAATATAAGTAAAAGACCTGATGAATTAAACATTAATTATGAAAGTGATTTTGATTTTGATGAATATAGTGATGTACCTGCAGGGCAAATGACATTTGATTCTAATGGAAATGAAATAAAAAAGAATCAAGAAGATAAATACAATTGGTTTACAGGTGGTATAAGAAGAGGTCTAAACCATACAATGGTAGGAGAATTAGGTAAGTATGGGTCGGGAGAGTATTTTATGGATGTAGACGATGATGACCCTGGATTAGCCGAAGAAGCCGTATCATTTGTAACTAGTATGGTAGGAGATGCTGCTAGTATTGCTTTAGTAGTAGGTACGGCAGGAATGGCTGGAGTTGGAGCAGGTGCTGTTGGAGGTGGGTCTTTATTGGCTACAAGCGCAGGTAAACAAATTTCTAGAAAATCTGCCGTTAATTATTACAAAAACAACCTTATAAATAAAGCAGTAACACAAGAAATGAAACGTAAGTCTTTATATGGTTCTGTTTCTAAAAAGAAGTTAACTCAAACTTTAGGTCAAAAAGGAGTTCTGCAAAGTGCTAAAGAACAAGGTGTAAAAAAATTATTTAAAGATAAAACAGACCAAGTTATTATAAGTAACATAATTAAAAACTCCGATAGAGTTGCTAGACAAGCAGTAACATCTACAATGATGTCAAAAGAGTTTTTTAAAAAAGGTGTTAAAAAAGGAGTATTTTCTAAAACTGCAATATCTGCACCTCATTGGAGTAAAATAACTAAATATTTTGGTACTCAAAGTGCTAAAACATTAGCAGCATATATGGGTTCGGGTGCACTTATAAGAGAAATGAATGCTATAACTTCAAGACTTATAGACCCTGAAACAGGACAACCTTATGGAGATAAAGCACCAAACTTAGTTCAAAGATGGATGAAAAATGGATTTAATATGCGAAGAGATGTCTTTGGTATAAATTGGGGAGAAGTTGTTGCTGCGTCTTTAGAGGGATTTATTGGTGGATATATGGCTGGTGGATTACAAGGTTTAAATTTAGCAGGTAAAGCAGGAGCATTAGACTCAATACCTCTATGGAAAAAGTTTTTAAGAGGTAGACCTAAAGCACAAAACTTCACAAAAGATGCAATGTTAAGATATGCTAAAGGAGGGACTGTTACTAGTCTATTAAGTCAAAGTATGGCTTTTTCTTTAGGTTCTGAAGTTGCTAAACCATTACATAGAGGTCTAGGTGGTGGATATAAATATTTATATGATGGAGATGATTTTAAAACAAGCGAACCATATATAGACCCTACTCCATTTGCTAAAAAACTATTTAAAAATACTATTTTCTTCGGTGCACATAGAGCATTTAATAAAAGTATGCAACAAAGCAAAAAAGGCTTTGATGTAGTAATGGAAGAATTAAACGGGTTGGCTGCTAAACGTAATCTTAAACGTGATGGTATGCTCGATAAGTTAAAAGTAGATGATGCCGACAATACTAGGGCATCTGAAATAAACGAGCAAATTAAAAAAGATACTGCAAAAACAGATAAAATTAGAGAAGATTTAAATGTAAAGGCTACGGATAAATATGCAGAAATAAAACAATTATACGATAAGACTGATTTATCTAATAAAGACATATATACTATTAAAAAGAAGATTGACCAATTTACAAATATATTGGAAGAATTTGCTAATTATGACGCAGGAATACCTGCCGTTCAAAAAACCTATAATCAAAGAATAGGTAGGTTTGAAAAGGTTTTAAATAAAAGATTAAAAGAATTAGAAAAACTTGAAGAAAGAGATATTAAGCAAAGAGAAAAGATTGTTGTTGAACACGATAAAAAACAAGGAAAAAATGATAAAAGAGTTGATGTTGATAGTAACTCTATTACTTATGATGGTCTTCAAAAAATGTTTGATAAATTCCTTATGGATAGAGAAGGTGTTACATTTAAAGGTCAAGTTGTTAGGGCAGATAAAAAACTAACAAACAAAGATAGAGAATTATTAGATGGATTAGAGACTACATCTGCAAATGAAGTAAACCATACTGTTAATACAAACTTATTTAAAATAGCATTAACTAAAGAAACGGGTGCTAAAAAGAGTATTTCAAAAGAGATTGGTCAAGAAATTAAAGGCTTTGCTAAATGGTTAGACAAAAAAACAGATGGAGAAAAAAATCTATTTAATGCAAATGCAGATGACCTTAAAAACTATTACTATGAATCTCAAAAAGTAGGAAGAGCATTTCCTGATGCTATAAAAAGATTTGGAAAGGCTACATCCGATGCTAGAGAGCAAACTTGGGATTTAAAAGTAAAAGATTATACTCAACATCCCGATGCTAAACAAAGAAGCACTACAGTATTACAACCTAATGAAATATTTACATATATAGATGATTTACAAAACTATATAATAAATAGACAGACGGGTGGTATTATGGGAGATGGATTTACGGCTATATCTAGTGGTAAATCTGTATCTAACCCTACTGCACAAGTAGTCAATTTTTTATGGATGCAAAATGGTTCTAGGAATACGGCTATTTCTTCTAATAAAGCAGGTAATCAATTCATTAAACTTAAAGATATAGTACCATATGGTAAAAAAGGAGACTTACTTTTAACTACTACTGAAAAAGCATCTGCTGCAACAGGTAAAAGAAAGAAAGTCGAAATATTATTTCCCGACTTTATGGAAAATATGGGATACAATCCTGGAAAAATATTAAAAGACTTAGTTATTAAACGTAAAACCGAAGTAGAGGCTATTGCTAAAAGTAAAGGTCTAAGAGGTGCAGAGTTAAAAAAGATGGTTGATGATGCTCCTTTGCTTATTACTAGAACTACAAAAGATAAAGTTCAAGGAAGACCTTTTAATTATGATGATATGGCTAGTTTTGTAACCAAGTTTACAAGTGGTAAGATTACACCTCATAAAAATAGACACTCATTGTTACAGGCTGCTATTGGACTAGATAGAATAAGAATAGAAAATGGAAAAAAACCTAAATATACAGAGTTTGTAGATGTGGCTTTATTGAATCACGATGCAAATATAGGTATGAGTGTTATAGGTTCTAAGTTTTACTCGGGAGACAAAACTGTTTATAGTCCTGAGATGAAAAGTAAATTAAGAAGAGAATTTTTCAATGATATGAAAGCCAACGAAGGTCAATTAGTATCTAAGAAAGCAGAATCTACGTTAGTAGAGCAATTATTTAATAAGAATAAAGATGTAGGACAAAGGGGAATAGATGCTCCACCTAAAGTTGCTAAAAAGCAATTAATATTAGATAATAGAAAAAGATTCGTTATGACCGAAGAACAAAAGGTTAACGAAATAAAACAATTTATAATGAAAAACAAAAATGCTACTATAAAAGAAGAGGCATTTGTTGGTCAAGAATATGCAGGTAAATTAGTAGGAGATGTTATAAGTTTTGTTAGAAAGAATATGGATGCTACAACATTATTCCACGAAAATATACACGCAATAAATAGATTTAATAAAGAGATAGGAAATACAAAAGGTGTTGCATTATGGAAAAAAGGCGAACAGATAGTTAAAAAATGGGCACTTAGCAATAAATCTCAAAGAGATAGATATAAAGAATTTGAAAAAGAGTATGGTAAAGATAAAGCACCTGATGAGTTTTTAACACAAATAGGTGCAGAATGGGGTGCTGACTTCAAGGCTGCCCGAGGATTTAAAAAAGTAGGTATGTGGGTTCAAGAGTATGTTAGCCAAATGAAGAACTTCTTAGGTAGAGGTGGAGCACTTGATATTGCTAGAGAATTTGGTAAACAATCTAGACAAGGATTTGCAAGAAATGTTAAAGAAGCAGGTACTAATTTAAAAAGTGCTTTTATACAAAGAGATAAATATCAAAAGATATTTAAAAAAGAAGCAACTGTAGATGACCCTCTTACTAATATTACTAAACGTGAAATAACTGATGAAATGAAAAAAATGAAGATTGTAGAAGGAGATGGTATATTCAATACTATCAAGGCAACTTTAAGATTAAATAAAGATATAGATATACAAAATTTAACAGAGGTTCAAGGTAGAGCACTTGTAGACTTTATGAGACAAGTAGAAGTTGGTGCAGGTGGTTTAATGAAAAAGACTAAATCGCATAGAAGTAATATTATAAAAGCACAAATAATAAGAAAGGCTCAATTAGGATTAAGTGATGCTAATCATCAAATGATATTAAAACATATTGGTATACGAGGTGGTACTTTGAAAAAAAGCACTGCTAAACAAGCACAGGCATATCTGTCTTGGGTTAGCAAACTTGACAAAGGTATGACTCCAAGAGAGCATATTTTAAATGAAAGGTCTGTATTAGAATTTCAAGCAAGTGATAAATCGGGTATATTTAGAGGTTGGGAAAGGATTAAACAATTAGCATTAAGTAGTGATGCTATATTAAGAAGTATGGGTAAAAATGGAGCAAAAATAGCCGACAAAAAACTTGACCATTTTCAAACAGAGGCTAATTTATTTGGATACGGAAACTTACAAATTAAATACGCACAAAGAGCAATAAAGAAATATATGGGCAAGAAAAGATTTATTACAGGTTATAATGATAAGTTTATTGCAGATAGATTAAGAGACATTAACTTTATTATAGACCCTGCTATGGGCGAAGGTTTAAAAATGTCTAATGCTTCTATAAAGTTTATGAAAGATTACAAAAATAATCCTAATGGTAATGCTGCACAAGCAGTTAAAAGCATACAAGAAATGTATAATACATATTGGAATGCAATGCACAAATCTGCTCGTAAATTTATGAACTCTTATGAATATAGTTTATTTCAAAAGTCTATGAGTCCAAAATATGTGACAGAATATTTTACACGACAAATAAATGCACAATCAGTTGGTGGTAATCAAATTGTAATGGATTATTATAATGTAGGTAAGCCAGGGCACGATATAATGGTAAGAAGAATACAAAATCAAATAATAAAAGGTGTGCTCAAAAGAGATTTTGGAGAACAGATGGCTTCATTAAAAGCGAAAATGGACGCATCAAAAAGTGAAACAACACAAAACAATTACAAAGTAAGATTAGAAAAAGTTAAATCTCAAATGGCTAAAAGAGAAAATGAATTAAGAAATGCACAGACAGGTGTAGGTAAACAAATATATGAAGATGCTGCAACACAAGCATTAACATTTATACATAAAATTCCTACCAATGCAAGTAACAAGTTCTTATTAAAAAGGATGCCTAAATTGCCGAATATAACAGAAATAGAGGGTAAAAAGTATAATACATACGAATTAAATCCCGAAAAACTGTTAGGTAGATACATTAGAACTATGTCTAAAAATATTGCAACAATGGAGCATTTCCCCGAGTTTTCTTCACATCCTGGAAAGTTTTCATTAAAGACTATGAAGTATGATAAAGATGGAAATATTACTGAAGTACACGCAGGTGCAATGTCTCCATTATTATTAGGTCAACTAGCAAAGTCTTCTTATATGGGTAGATACGCAATTAATTCTTTATTTAATCAATTAGGATTAAACCCTGCCGACCCACTAAGTGCTATAGGAGAAAATCTTGCTGCAAGTGCTACTAGGTATAGTGCCTTATGGGGTTTATCTTCTTTTACATCGGGTTTAAAAAACTTTGCTATTGGTAATGTGATGACATTAGGTGCATTTGGACATAGGGCATTTGTAAAAGGTTTAATAGAATCTTTGAATCAAAAAAATAGAGATGAAGTTGTCAAGTTAGGTGCACACGAAATTGGAGTTAGAGATTTAGAGTTGTCGGGTATAGGTAAATTTTGGATGGAAAAAGTTTCTCATATGTCTACTGCCGAGGCTGCAAATAGAATAATTGCAGTTATGGCTGGAAGACATCAAGCAAAAGAATACGCAGACCTTATTGGTGGTAGAGGTAGTTTTGTATTTCGTAAGATTAGAATGGGAGAAGCCGAAGCACAACTTAAAACTGTATTTAGACTAAATGCAGAAGAAATCAACTTTGCTAGAACGTATGGTCTAAATCGAGGTGCACACGGACTTAAAGGTAAACGTGGTCAAAAGGTAGATAAAGAAATACAAAGAATAATGGATAAGGTTGCTCACGAATCACATATAAGAACTCAAGGTGCAACTGCCGACCCTTTTACTCCACAATGGATGCAAAGTGGGTACGGACAATCTGCTACGTTGTTTTATAGAATGGCTTACGCAGGTACAGTAAATTTAAAAAACAATATTATTGCTCCTGCTCTGCGAGGCAATATTTTCCCAATGGTAAGATATTCAATTGCTGCTAATTTTGTTGGAGATAAATTGTGGGATTTTTATGCTTGGGCATTAGGTCAAAACAAACCTATAGGAAGAGATAATGATGATTTCTTAGATTCATTTCTTGTTAATGGAAGTAAGATAGAAATGTTAGGATTATATTCATTTCTAATTAATCCATATAGTGTAGGTATGGAAAGAATAACCAATTCTAATGATATGTTGTTTCAACCTGCTATTATAAGAAACATAATATCGCTAACTTCTTTTACTTTGGGTGGACTACAAACAGTAATAAACCCTGCTAGTGCTAAATCAAAACCTTTAGCAGATTTAGCCGAAGAACTTGTGCAAAATGTTGTGGTATTTTCAAGTCACGCAGAAAAAGTTGCCGAAAAGCAAAGAAACCCTAACAAGGCTATACATAAAAATTTAAGTACATTGAAAAAGACTTGGTCTAAAAAGAATCCTTGGTATGAAAAAGAAGGTAATGTAGAAGTTAAAAGTAATAAATACAGAACAAGACATCTTAATATGTTGCGAGAGGCTTGGTTAAATGAAGACTATAAAACATTTGAAAGATACTATTGGGCAACTTGGTATTCAATTTATGATGAAAACTTAATATCTTTACAAGCAGGTGGTGCAATGGTAACTACAGAAATGGCTAGAAGACAAGCACATCAAGCATTAAATAGATTCTTCGATACATTGAATCCTTTTTATTTACCTGATAATGATGAGAATAAAGCATTTTCAAAATATCAACATTTCAAGAATTATGTGAGTGGTGTTGACAAAGAAATATTTGCTAAAGCAGAAAAATTAGAAACTCAATATAAAAGAAACAGAAGAGTTATGGTTAAAAAATTAAGAGAAACTGCTTATAAAGATAAATCTAAGTCTGATTATTTTGATGGTGGTAAGATTTTAGGGGACAATATGTGGATGTCTCCATATGGAAGTATGTTTGGTATCCCAAAAAGCCTAGAATGGGGTCTGAAAAAGTCTAGAAAAGAAAAAGTTAGCAAAAAGCCTTAATATCATATCTAAAAAGAAAGATTATTATATAGGTATACCTACATATACCTTACATCGAGATAATGCCTTTAAGACCTATTCTAGGAGGTCGTTTTTTCTAAAGTTCGGGAATTTTTGTACAATATGCCTTTGTATAGGTTAATTCTTTCAATTCCCATTGACTGCCTACTTCTTTGTCAAAAACTACATAATGAGATGCTTGGAAATTCTTTTCTAACTTAACAAACCAATATATATCTACCTTTTTATCTGCATTATTAAAAGCACCTTCATTAACATAAAACATAGTAGCATCTTCTTTTGCACATTTTACATCTATATTAGGAGAATGTGGAACGTCTAATAAAACTATATCAGGTTCTACTAATGGTTTAAAATCCACAAGTGCTGCTGCCTTGTACTTTATAGGTCTATAAGATAGATAGTCTCTTGCTATAAGTTCTCCTAAAATACCTCTAACAGATATTTCGTGCTCTCTATCTCCTCTATATTTTTCTGTGCCTTTTTTATACACATCTTTAGACATATCACTTCTAAGTTTTGCTAACTCATCTGCTAATTCGTGAAACATAGGTGGATATTCAAATATTCCTTTAAATTCCATTATTTCACACCACCCTTTTCTTGACAGAACTTTGCAATTAAAATAGCATCACTAGTGTTGAATGTAACTCTAAAATCACACATACCTTGTGCTAATTCTTTTAACCAACGCTTTCTTGTCTTTTTGTCAGATTTTGGCGTTTCAAAAAATCCCTGCCAAAGTCTAGGTCTTATTAAAGATATATTAACTTCTTCTATTTCACAAGCCATCTGCCAACCACCATAATTAGTTCCAAATGCAAATGCTGTTTTGTTGCTGTCGCTTGGGAATGCCCAAACTTGCTCTATAAATACATACACCTCACTAGGTGGAGTATCTCCTATATACTGCTTTAATGCGTGGTGCATCTTATAAAATGAATCGGGACATTTAATTGCCTTTATTCCATTTTTAGTAACTATAGAAATTCCACCCGATTTTCCAGGGTCTATACCTATATACTTCATATTATTTCTCCTTTGAATTTTTCCACGATTAACCATAACAATGGATGTAGTTCTGCATCTGTATAATATTTACATCCTTTCATTATAATATCTTCGGGAACTTTTTTTCTTTTCATACGTTTAAGTTCGAAGTATCTACAATAACCTTCTTCATAAAATGAACAATTAGTACAATTCCTTTTATAATGCTTCTGTAAATTCGGTTTCGTCATTGTAAAACTTTACTTTATCTCCATTATACCACAACTTAGCAGTACCCGTCATTCCATATCTAGCCTTTCTAGATACTACATCTATTCTATTTGCATCTCCCTTTTTAGTATCAATCTTCCAATGGTAATGAACAAATAATACATTTTCTGCTACTTGTTCTATTGCTCCACTTTCTGCTAAATCGGTTAATTGTGGTATAGATTTACCACCTCTTATTTCTAAATGTCTATTTAATTGAGATGCTAAAACTACAGAGGCATTTGATGTTTTTGCTAACCACTTGTAATCGTTACATATCTTTTCTAACTGCAATCTTCTTTGGTCTATACCTCTAGGTGGCTCTATTAATTGTATATAATCATCTATAATAACATCGGGTTTAAACTTCTTTACTTCTATAGCAGTTTGTTTAAAGTCCTTAACCTTATCAAACATTGCAAACTTGTCTTTATTATATAATAATTTTATAGCATTTTTAGTTTTTTCTAACTCTTCTATTTCACTATCTCCAAAGGTAGACTGCCTTACCATACTATATGAAAGTTTACCACTTTCTAGACATATCAACTTTTTAATCAACTCACTATTAGGTAACTCTCTGTTAAACAACATAACCTTTAGACCTTGATGTATAAACTTGCTTACTAAATTTACAAGGAATGTAGTCTTGCCGTGTCCAGGTCTTCCACCTACAATAGTTATCTCTCCT